AGAGCAATCGAGGCAAATAATAATTCTAGAAAAACAACGTTATACTCAAGTAATACTATTTCAGGCATGTCTACTGCAAAGAATGCTGCTTCGGAATTTATCAAAAGTTATGGCACAAGAGACAACAGAGCAGTTAATGATTGCTACTCTGTATTCACTGGAGAAGGTGTCAACTTTCTCAATTTGTTCATGCATAATAATGCAGGTATTAAATCTGCATTCAGCATCAACGATTTGGGCAGGAATGAAGATGTCAAAATCCATGAGGCTGAAGTTGTTGATTCATGCCATGATTATCATTATTTTGAAAAATTTGGACTAGACATAACATTCTGCGAGCATGAAATGAACTTAATTGTAAGGAAACCAGGTGTGAAGAACACAGGCTGCAAGTTCACAATGCACAATCAAATCTTTAATCCAAATTCCAATATACTGAACATGACGCCCGGAACAATTTCAGAAGATGCTTTCTATGACAGAAGCAAAATAGCATCTAGTGGACTACTTCCTTCGGGATGGTGTTTGGATGAGTGCTATAAGAATAATTTCTATATAGCTACCAATGGAGATCTTACCCTTGATTATGGGTTTTCTGTAATGGGAAAAACAACATCTTACTGGAGAGAGAGCATGTCAAGGGAAAAGATCTTGTCAGTTAAGCAAAAATGCTTTTTTGACAACACTGTCCCTACCAACAGATTGCTATCTACATCAATAGTCAAAGGCATCCAAATTGGTTCTGAACTAGCTTCCGATACCACAGTTATATTATCATGCAAGCAAAATTTAAACATTGATTTGAAATCCCAATATCGTATTTCATTTCATGGTATTCAGGAAGAAGGGGCTTTCGCAAGGACTTTCTGCGTCCCTTTTGAAAATAAATCTAGAATGATCAGTTTTTACGCAAAAACTGTTGCTGACAACAGTAATGAGAGAACCACCCTTATCATAAAGGTGGTTACAAAGACTGTTGATTCCCATCTTGTCATTCCTATAAGAAATCATGTCAATTGTGAAATGAAAATCGGAGCAAGAGTAGGTCTTGTTGATTTCTGTGATAGTGATCCCAATTACAATCAATTGATTGTCAAGAATCTGTTAAGTGTCCATACTCAGTTTACTATCAATTTATCTGAAGTTATTCAAAAGCCAGTCATAGTGTTCAAAATGTATGATAAAGAGCTCCACAATGATTATACAGAAGTTTCCGGGAGAATCCTGAATTACCAGGTAGATTCAGAAGGGAATATTTATTTCCTCTCAAAGACTCTTGAGGTTCTGCCTAAATCACTATCGACCCTGAGTTATTTAGGCAGCATTGCACCAATTCAATGGAAAGAGTGTTTGGAACATCAGCACTTTGTTGTGAAAGCAGAATAAACTTATTTGAAACTCTTATGCTATATTAATATCTATAAATAGTATATCGCATGTTATATGTCTGCATTTGTGCATTTCAATTAATAAATTAATTTTAGTTATAAATCCAAGTATTTGTATGCTTAGGTATTTTATTTAAGTTTAAGTTTAGTAAAGTAAGTTTATTTACTAGAATTGAATAAATAAATAGATAATAAATATATAAGTAAATGAAGCTAAAAACCAAAATCATAAAATTAAGTAAATAAAATTAGTCATGAATCTGAATGTTTGTGTGTCTGAGTGTTTAATTTAAGTTAAAGTTTAGTAGTATGAGTCTGTTTGTGTCGATTAAGTAAATAAACATATAAATAAGTGAAATTATCAAATTAAAAGTTTACAAAATTAAATAAAAACTCATAAACAAAAAACCCATAAAAATGAAATAACAAAAAAACCAAAAAGACCTCGAAAGGGGCAAATTTGGCTTCATTACCCTGAGCAATTTCTAATTCACCTGTAAGAATAATGGGATTATTTGGATCATGTGTTTTTGTTTATGATCATGATGAACAAGAGTTTGCTTGAAATTAATTATAGTTGGAATCTTTTAGGTCATTCGTGTAAGTTGCAATGAAGGAGCATTATTGTTAGTTAGTTTACCCTTATCACATGATTAATACAAAATTCTAACATGCTATGACCAGTTGATCATGATATTAGAATTCATGTAAATTATATATTCTGATTGATTCGAACAGTTTTAGATCTGTCATCTAATTCTAAGATTCTTCATCAGTATTGATCCTTTTATCTAACTATTTATGTGTTCAACCAATCAAATCTAAATCATTTAAAAACTTCTAATCTCAACAAATTGTAAAGCTAAGTTTGATCTTACGATTGATCATTACAGTTAAATAAAATCATAGTTACAGAAAATTGGCCATTGGTTTGCCTCCGAAGAGGTCTTTTTTTGTTTTTTATTTTTTGATTTTTTTGGGTTTTTTGGAATTTTTTATATATATATATATTGTTTATTTATTTGTTTATTTATTTTATTGTTTTTATTTATTTTATTTATTTATTTTATATCTATATAAGCACACACATAGGTATAACTCTATAATAGCTACTCGTATAATTAAAATAAGCATATAGTTATATAAGCACACACAAAAAACTTAAACAAACATAAATAGATTTATTAAATTATATAGTTAAGCATAAACACAAACACACATGTGCACATATATGCACGGTTGACACTTCAAAGTTACACTTCCAAAGAAGTGCTGGGCTTTGAACTTTTCTTTGAATGATCACCATAATCATCCACAGAAAGGTTAGCACTGAAGACCCTGTCCATGTACTTAACTTGATCCTCATATTTCTTGAGCGAAATAGAGCTAGCTGTTCCAGGGTTACTTTCACTGAGTATTTTGACAGCCTGTTTGAACATAACATCCAAATCATCCTTAAATTCAACCTGTGAAGCAGAAAGAACCTTAGCCACCTTACAAACTTGCTCATAGGTGGAGAAGTTCTTTATACCCAACTTTTCTTTCTTTATATTTTGGTAATAAGCTAAAGGGAAAATAATCGGTGCCAGTCCCCTTATACTAGATAAAAGAGGTAGAGGTCCTCCAATACATAACATCATCCTCAAGGCACAAGAATCATAAGATGCGGGCACATTCAACCCATAAGCAGCAACTAATGGTAGTTCCATGATTTTCCCATACATTTCCTGTCTAGCAGCTTCATTCTTGCTTTTCTCTACCATACTAACTATTTTTGTCCTGATAAAAGCTTCTGTCCTCTTGAATGTCCAGTCCTCAGGTCCGACGTCAACACTTGTGGCAACAATATTTTTACCGCAAAAATTATACTTACCGCTCTTGCAGGCTGCAAAAATCTGTTTCCTGCATTTTAGGATATTCAAGCAGTTTGTAAAGGTTATCTCTATATTTTTGTTGTTGTAAAAAAAAGCTTTGAAGCTAAATCCGGGAGTGGAGTCCTCTGTTTCAATTTCAACATCTGCTGTACCACCAGCCAAAAGTTCCTTGATTTTCTTTTCTGTGAGCTGCTTAACGTTAGACATGGTGTTTACAAAGGAAACGTCTGATATGTTGTTTGAACTGATATTATTAGCGCCTCGATTGCTCT